GTCCAGGTCAGCGTCTCCTCCATCCGGCTGATGGCGGCGGGCGATGGGAGCACCCGCATGGGCTTTGGCTCTTGGCCCACCTTGTCGGCAAAGCTCTGCACCACCTCAGGCCATGTGCTGAAATACCCCGAAAGCCTAGGCTCCGGCAGGCGCTTGAGGACGAAGGCCGCTTCCGAGAGGCGGGCCTCGACCAGCTTCGGTGTCCAGGCGCTCATCGCTTCGTCCCCTTTTTCCTCTTGCCATAGAGCTTTTCCCCAAGCTGGCGGACGAGTTCGCGTTCGGGCCAGGTCAGACGGTCATCATCGATGCTGACCGCGAGCAGCCCCGTCTCGCGCCAACCGTCCCGCTTGACTTGGTCGGGGCCGCGGCGATCGCCGCCATAGCCGGGGGGATGCCAGCGCATGGATTTCATCGACGTACCTCCGGGAAAAGGGCCGCGTAGCCGATCACATCGATGAGGCTGTCCTCATGCCCCGGATCATGGGAGAGCCGAACCAGCTTCAGATCGATCATGCAAAGGACAACCTGCGCTGCCGACACGGGGCGTCCGAGCGTGATCGACCAGCGTGCTGCAATGGCGGCGAAGGCCGCGTCAGCCGCGCCGTAGGCTTGACCTCGCTCTTCAAGGACCACAGCCGCTTTATCGAGAAGATCGGCGCTCATGCGACACCCCCTTGGGTCCCCAGCGCCCAGTGAAGGATTGCGATGGCATCAGCCTCGTTGTCGTCCTTGGGGCTGTAGCCGCGGGATTGGGCGGCCGCGATCATCGCCTCTTTGGGCGCGTTGCCCTTACCGGTCGCGTGACGCTTGATGGTGCCGACAGGCACGCCTTGATAGGGCACGCCCCGTAGTTCCGCCCAGCTTGTCAGGGACGCCATCAAGCCGCCATAGACATGCGCCGCGTCGGTGCCAAGGTGACGCCGCACCTCTTCGAAATAGATCGCCTCAATAGGCCCAGACAGGCGGTCGATCTCGGTGACCCAGTTCGTGAAGCGCAGGTAACGCATCCCGCCGCCGTCATAGCGCCCAGGCTTGAAACTGGCCGTGCCGCTTGTAATCAGGCCATCAAAGCCGCGCAGCGCCCATCCAGTGGTGGTTCCGAGGTCAAGGGCGAGGATTGATTTGGCCTGCGCAGAGGGTGTGACGGATGCAGCGGATAGTCCACTATCACCGTTACACGTGCGCGCATGTGCGCGCGTGACGCCTATATAGGGGGAACCCGTCACATCCGTCACAGCCCTTGTTTTATTGGTCATTGTAATCTCCTGTGAATAGGTCAGAGCTGTTGTCGCAAAGCTTGATCCCGAGGAAGCCGCGGGCCTTACGGGTGTTTTCGCGGGTGAACCCCTTGGTGCTCAGCGTCTCCGAAAACCGCTTCATCGATCCTGCGTATTCCCCGTTAGCTTCGGCCCAGGATTTCCAGCTGCTGAAGAGATCAGTAGACCCCGCCCAGAAGGCCTTGTTCCCGGTCTCACAGCGCTCCTCGATCCAGCGCCCAAGCGCGTCCTCGGCCTCGAAATAATCCTCGGTGGCGGCCATCACGGCAGGCGGCGGGCGCAGACCATGCTGTTGCCATTCCAGACAGCCTTGGAGCGCCCAGGCGAGGATGCCGTCCCGCTCGGCGAGCAGCCGGTCAGGCAGGCGCTTGTCGCGCTTGGCGGACGGGATGGTGACGGTGAACGGCACCATGTGCAGGCGCCGCTTCATCGCCTCATCCACATTACGAATTGTGGGCTTGTGGTTGCCAACGATCAGCAGCTTGAACTGCGGTATAAACTCGAAGAAGTCCTGCCGCATGAAGCGCGCGGTGATCTTGTCTCCACCAGTCAGCGCCTTGAGCTTGCTTTCAGCCCACCGGCTGCCTTGTTCCGTCTCGATCGAGGTCACAACCCGCGCGCCCCGTAGCCCCGCCATATCGGTCGGATGGCGATCCCCGTGGCTCGCCATGAACATATCCATGGGCGCGACGGTGGCGTAATCGCCGAGGATTTCTGTCAGCGTGTTGGCAAAGACGGATTTGCCGTTGGCCCCGGTCCCGTAGAGGAAGAACAGCGCGTGCTCGCTGGTCACGCCGGTCAGGCAATAGCCGGCCATGCGCTGGAGGTAGGATTGCAGCTCGGCGTCGCCGCCTGTGACGGTTTCGAGGAAACTGAGCCAAGTCGGGCAACTGCCTTTGGGAGCCGCGGCCGCGATCTTCGTCATGCAAAGCGATTGATCATGGGGCTGGGATTGCCCGCTGCGCAGATCAAGTACCCCGGATGTCGTGTTGAAGAGCCATGGGTCACGATCCCAGACGTCTGTCGTCGTGGCATGGCGACGATCACTGCGGGCCAAGCGTTCAACAGCGGCAACGGTTGAGGCGGCCGAGAGCTTTGTTCGGACCTTTGAGGATGGCGAGCGCACTGCGGCGGCCCGACAAACCTGGCGCGCCAAATCGAAGGCCTGCAGCGTGTCTTCGCGCTTCCAGATGCGCCCGGTCCAGGTCAGCCATTGGCCCCAGCCAGCAACATAGCGCCAGGCATCAGAATGCTGATCCGCAAAAGTTGACGCGAGAGCATCCTCTGAGAACCGCACGGGGCTTGGGCCTGCGTTACCAGAGCCATCGCCACCACCGTGATCAGGCTCAGGCTCTAGGCCCTCTTCATCGGGGATTTCCCCATTGCGGGCTTGATCTAGCCGCCAAAGCCGCTCGGCTTCTTGCCGGAGGCGGGCATCGGGCCAAGGTGGGTCAATGCGCGCGTCGTTATATGCGACGATCTCCGCCCAAGCATCGGCCGGCGTGACATGCCCTTCCCGGCTGCGCCGGATCCAATATCCAATGACACGCGACAGCGCGTCGAAGCGGGTCGTCCCATCAACGCCGCCTTCGCGGACCGGCTTAGCAAATAGTTCCGGAACGCTGCCCCGCTCAGAAGGTGCGACGTTAAAATCCAACGCCTCTGCGGCAAGGCCCTCCATTGGCGGCATCGCAAAGATGGCTTCCGCCAGTTCACCAAGGTCAAAATCAACGGGGCGATAATCGAGGATAGAGACCAGCCGTTTCACACCCGACTTGGCATGAACGGAGCCCGCCACCCGAATGGGCTGGTGGGCGGATTTGAATGACGGATCGCCACCCACTTTGGCGGCAATCATCTGGCGCGCCCGGCAGACGCGGGCAATGTCTTCGCCTTCGGCAGGCTCCGTGAGCCGCCAATAGAGATGGAGCTTATCCTGTCCCTCGGGCGTGACGCCGCCCGATGCCACTTCGAGGGTTGGCGTGCCGAGGTGCTGGATCAGATGGCTGCGCTTGGCAGCGATATCGCCCTGATCGATATCGACCAAGACAACCTGCATCTGTGCGATATGCTCGGAGCGTGCGGCGCCCGCCTCATGGACCGTGCCCGGCACGACAAAGAGCGCCATGCCCGTTTGAGCGGCCCAGTCCGCCTGATGGGCGAGTTTGATGCCGAGATCCCCATCCACTGGCAGGAATGGCGTATGCGGTGGGGCATCTGGAGCGCCCTTCTCGGCAAGTGCCCGCACAGGTGCAAAGAACTCACAATAGCCGAACACCACCTCAGCATAGAGCGCGATCGTATTCGCATCGGGGGCAACAGGATCGGCCGCATCGGATGTTTGCAGATGATCGGTCATGCCCAACACCTCGCGGCGTAGGAGCAAAACCGGCATTCAAAATGCTCTGGGTCGGTCGTGTGGCGGGGCAGAGTTTCGCCGGCATCGCAGGCGCGCAGGATCTGGACGGCCTTGTCGCTGGCGGCCTGTGCGAGCGCCCCGTCAAAGGGAACAAGCTCGTGCCAGATTTCACAGGTGTCCTTGTTAATCGCCGTGAAGAGCGCAGGCGTCTCTGTCAGCCCGAGATAGGCCTGATAAAGCGCGATTTGTGCCGCGTAGATAGGCTTGGCCTTGACCACCCCATGCTTTTCGATGGCGCGCCAGTTTTTGGCATTGGCTGATTTGCATTCCCAAAGCGCAGGCACCGCCATTCCGTTTGGCGCGGCAACAACCACACCGTCGGCATGCCCTTTGACCCGGCCGCCGGCGACAGAAAACCCAAACTGATCACCATGTCGGTTGCGCGTACGCAGATCGAAACCCGCCTTGCGCAGCCAGTCTATGGCGAGGTCTTCCAGAACATGCCCAAGAGCAAAAATCCGCAGCGACTGGCCTGAGAACCCGCCGCCCTCATCTTTGGGGGTCTTGAGGTATTCGTATTGCAGACGCCGCGCACAGGCATCGCCCAAGCGGCTGCCGCCGAGGTAGTCACGGGTTGGTCGCGCGTCATTCTCAGTGACAAGGGCCTGATCAATGCGTGCATTGACGCTCTCGGCGAAGCCCGGAGGCTTTTCGCGGTGATTGAAGTCCAAAATGGTGTCGGTCAAAACGGCACCTCCGAACTCTCAGGCGAGCCCAAGGCGCGCATGCCTTCCTGAAACCCGTCGACGGCAGCCTCGACGAGCCTTTCCGCCTGCGCAGCCGTGAGGTCCTTAAAGGACACGGTCCAGCCGATCTCACCCATAATTAGGCCCATGGATTTCATGGCATGGGCCAGCGCCGCGCGCTCGCGATCATCGGGATCAATCATTCCGGCCCTCCGCACATCGAAAGGCCAGGTGCCGCCATTTGGGCGGTTTCGGGGTCGTCTGTTTCATGGTGAAGGTCTCCAGGGGGACCCTCTTCACTTACCGACGAGGTCTACAAAATGTCGGATAGAACATATGGTGAACATC